ATATCTGCGTCTAATACATCATATTCAACAACTAATTTATCTAACCACGATCTTATTACTTCAGGACCCTCATCATCCATTTCTAAGTAAACTTGAATTGTCTTTTCATTATACTCATCCTCGGGTCTCTGAGCATTAGGTATGACGTGTAATATGAAATCAACACAAATATCTATATCTCTCGTTGGTAAGAATGAATAATTGATTTCGGTAAAACATCTTTCTAATTCAAATGAAGATTTTTTACCTGAATTATCATCTCTCCATCCTCCGCAAGTATCATAAAATTTAATTTGATCGCTCGTCCCACCAGTCTCAACGCATTTTTTCATACAATAATGATTTATTTGCTGATTATTTTCAGCAACGACCTTACTATCATCATAATGAATAGAGAATTGAACGCTCGTATGAGTCATTTTATCTTTTTTTTATCTTTATTTTTTTTGTAAAACAAACTTCAAATGTTTTTCAAATTTTTATATTTTGATTTTGAAAATAAAAAATGATAAATGACAACAGATACAGATAACTATTTAAGTTTTTTTTTACCACACATCATCACGCTCATCCATCTCTACATAGTTAGGTTCTACTTCAAATAGATACGTAAAAGCTGACCCCTCGGAAAACTCGTCCATAGAAGATATGATAAAGTCGTCCCAGTTGTCATCCTCGGCATATTCATCATCAAGGACCTGCTGGACTTGTCCTTCAATGGTGGAATTTACCTGTGCTATGCTTTGCTTCCAAGCATCCAGATTTTCTTGACGCTGTGTTGTTGTTGCTTCCAAGATGATGCTGGAAATCAATTCAAATGGCAATCGTGGAACAACAGACATCTTGTTTCTCCTTTGCTTTCTGTTTTGATAGATGTATAAAACAGCAACACGTTTTTCAAATTTTAGGATTTAGAGTCCTTTTTGATTTTGATTGTATGATATCCTAAATACGAGCGTCAAATTTTTGTATTTAGAGTCCTTTTTGATTTTCAACAGATTCAAAATATTTTATGATATCTTTTGTATAAAGTCTTAAATTTTCTTGATTTTCTCTTACATTAAAATAATAATCATCAACCTTTTTTGAATAATATGCTTTATTAAAATCATATTTCATCACACTAAATAATTTATTATCTATGATTCTATATTTTTCAGGGTTCAACTGATTGGGGCTGATCCTCTGTGCTTCCTTCTGAGTTTTTTTCTCCATGTTCTAAATTTATATTTATTTCTTCCGTATCTTCAATTTTCAAATTTTTATTTTTACATTCAATTGAATAAATTTTACAAGGATCAAGTCCATTACATACTGATGGTTTTGATATTTTATATTTTTTAAATTTCTTTTTAAACTGATCTATAATATCATCATCAACTATAGGTGATTGTTCAGTTAATCTATCATACTCAGCACGACATACTTTTAAAAAATCGTGAGAATTTTGCCTACGACATCTATCTAATGATAATTCAATTTGTATACTCCTTTGTAATTTTCCCCACGAAACACAAGAGTTCCTTGCTGACTCCATATTTTCCGCAACTTTTAAAAAATTTTGTAATGTTGATAAGACTCCCGCAAATAAATTAAGACCACCAACAATCGCAGTTGCTCCTTGTTTATAATCTTCAGGAACATATGAATCCATACCAAAATTTGCCGTGCCTGTTAAAGTAGAAAGAATAATCACAGGAATACTAAAACAATAATATTTATATCTATATTTCTTCTCTGCCCTACCATACAACCATCTCCAGCAAGATGCCTTTTCACTCCACTCAGCAAGTAATTTTTCTACTTCACAAGACCAACTATCAATATTAGGAACGATACTTGAAATATCATCATCATCATTCATCTTTTTTAGGAGGATTAAATATATTTTGTATTACATTTTTATTTGAACTCAACTCTTTTTGAATTTTATAAATTACAGCAGAACCATCATCAACGCGACTGGGTGTCCCATCAGCATCCACGATTGTTGTTGTTATTGTTTGTATTGTCCTTGGTATTGTATTTGTAAATATCTCACCACCACCCCCAGTATAATAATCACCATATCCAGAGTCCTTTGGAACGACAGCTATTACAGGTAATTTTGATGATCCTTCAGGACCACCCACAAAACCCGGACTTATGATATCACTCTTGATTAAATATATAGGACTCATCATCTTTCTTGGTAAATTTTCTGCTGTTATACTAACTGAACTACAATTTTGAACTATCGTTGGAAAATCTTGAAATCCAGTGAGTCCCATACCATCTGGTTTTTGTGAAGTAGGAACAATTGATAATTGAGGTTCTTGAGGTATAAATTGAGGAAATGGTATTTCCTCACTTTGTTTTGTTGGTATTGCTAATTCTCTTGGAAAATTTACTAAATCTGCTGTATCCACTTCACCATTCGTAGTTGGTGTTGATGTTGTTAATCCTAAATTAAATGTTCTTGCTAAACGATTATCTGTATCTCTATGGAATTGTTCATATGTAAATCCTAATAATTCCCATAATGATTTTCTCCAGTTTTTTTCATCTACTCCATAATCCTCAATAAAAACTCCACACTGAGCATCCATAATTGAATAAGGAACGATATTTGGGTCTAATAAAACAAAATTTTTTTTATCTGCTGCTGCTGTCCCTTGAACTTGAAAATCATTTAATAATGGATTCGTATAAGGAGTAAAATTTGGAGACCAATTCAATCTACTTAATCTTTTATTGATTTTATAACAAGGAGCAATAGCATCCAAAATATTACTCCCACTTTCCACAAGACTCGCATTTGTTCCTACTAATTCAGGAGTATGTAATCTTTGAAATTGAAATCTTGATTGATTTGTATCAAAAGATAAACTTGGATCATTTGCCCCGATATAAATTTGGTTTTCATACTCATTATCACTAAATCCAGAAGGATCCGCACCTGTTCCATCATCAAGAGAAGTAGTTATAGATCCTATCCTATCTGTTGCCCCTGCTCCTGTTTTTACTAAGAGTTGAAATGTATTTGTTCTATTTCCATATGTATGATACTCGCGAGGAGATATTGTATTTGTATCAAAATTATTTCCATATTTAGCACATAAACCATTATATAACATCAAACTCGCTGTTGAATAAGCATTAAAATGTTTATCAAATCCTATACAACGAGTTTGTGAGTTCATATTCACTACAGCACCAACACTATTTTCAAAATAAGGCTGACCTACACCATTCCTATATTTACCAAAATAAAAAGCAATATATTGTTTGTCAGGATCTGGAGCAAGTTCAGAATCTTCACGATATCTTGAAAATATACCATATCTTAATGATTCCCAAGGATCTGTTGTTTCACCAAATCCCTCATTTAATTCTGCCCTTGATTCATTAAAATCCATAAATAATGCTCCTGCTTTATACTCTGAAAATGTAAAGTCAGCATTTCCGCTTTTTGGGAGATAATTATCATCTCCTAATTTAGCATCTGTAAATTTTAATGTGGGTGATCCCAAATGAACAACTGAAAAATTATTTAATGTGATTTTATATTGAGGTCCTCCTAATTTTTCCTTTTTAACTATAAAAGTTCTTTCATCCGCATAAGCACTATTGAAACTATTAGGAAAAACTTCAGAACTTTGTTCATATAACATCATTCCCACTTTTAATTTTGCGTAATCACTCGCACTCACCAAAAAATTATTACTGACTAAACCACCCATAGAAGCAACAACAGATACATTAAAAGATTCACTTGTTTGTGTATTCATATGTATGAAACGACTTGTTGATATTGATAAATTATTTCCTTGTCCTGTATCACCACTCTCAGGTCCTAATAATCCTTGCTGTGATGCTGACATATCCTTGAATGTAAATAAATCAGGATATAATTTTTGTTTATCAAAAAACTCTTTCAAAATTGTAAAATTAGTATCATTCCATTTTAAATTTGTAATAATATGAAATGGTCTTGCGTTGCTCGTTGATGATAAAGGATAATGATGAATTGTTCTATTTAGAAAACTCCCATCAATCGTATGATCTGTTCTATCACCAAAACCTAATTTATCATTGATATTACGACCTTTCTCCTGAAGTTCAGGTCTTTTGAAACCGATTGTTGCGTAGCAAGATTCATACAAAAAATCATATTTATTTTGATATTCCCACGAATATGTAATCACAGAATTGTCTCCTGCCCCACCAACTTCATCTGCTAAAAAATTGTGATCTATTATGATTTTAAATGTTGGTCCATTTTTAATTTTATAAATTACTTTTGCCCCTAATGGAGGACCTTTAGTAGGAGCAGTCCCACCAGTTTTTTTTGATACGAACATTCCCACCTTTACATCCGTAATAGCGGGAGTTGATCCTGTATCATATTCAATACAATTATAACCTTCAGCAATATTAGGACTCGCAAAATTTGTTAAAACCTCAACATCACCCTTAGGATTATGTTCGTTATAATATCGTAAATAATTTTCAGAGTTATTAAATTCAAAACCTATACCAGTAGCACAAGGAAAAGCTTCATTCATACGAGACTCTGCCTTTATATCAAAATTTCTATTTAATGTATCATTCTCATTAGCAACTTCACTTCTAAAATTTTCTATTGTTCTGACATCCGCCATTTGATTTGTAATTGACTCAGCAACATTTACAGGTGAATTAAATCCATTCTCAACCTTATATTTATGAGTCCTTTTATACCATAAATAATTCATAAGTGCGGGATCACGAGTTTGATTTAACCTCCCTGAAAATAATCCAGTCCCAGATGAATTTTTTGTTTTTTGTTTGACATATAAAGTAAAACGACTACCATCATTAGCTATTTCTCTCCTCGTTGCGTGGATTACTCCATCTGTAGAAAGAGGTGTCCCGTGTAATGCTGAAGCATTACTATTCACACCATAGTATTTCACGAGTGTATAATCTTTTTCATAACGATAAGGATTAGCAGAATTTACAGAACCATTATCCGCTGAATTATACTGATTCCAATATCCTGAAGCATCATCTTTCCATCCACCAGCAGGGGCGATTTTACTACCATCGTGAAGACCTACATTATCATCTATTTTCCAAGCACATTTACGAGGTAATGTAATGTAAAAATCACCATTATTCGTTTTATAATATGAATGAGTTAAATTTATTTCATCATCCCTTATTTGATTGATTTGATTGGTTTGTGAATATTCAAAAACCATATCTCCTATATTTGGATCATTAAACTTTTTTACAACTGAAGTATCACTTGAACTATAGGTTTGTCCCACATTAAGATTATTTACAGCATCAACTCCCTTTACCTCTATAGTAGCCGACTCATTACCTATCTCACTTATATAAGAACTATGAACTGAAATTTTATCACCAATATCTAATTTTATTCCAGCACCACAATCATTAGTCCAATGAAAAGGATTCTGATTATTACCACCTAAAAATTGATTACTTGTTTTACGATTTGCTTCAAAAAGAAACGTGTCCACATAAGGTTCTTCCATATGTTTATATAAAATATTATTAGAAAAAAATTATTATTATTAAAAATTTATGGTTTAAAATTCTTCGCATACTCAACACATTCTTCATAAGTCTTGAATGTTTTTTGATAATGTTTATGATTTATTTGTTTCCTAAATATAAATCTATCTCCACTTTTACTAATGAAAACATTCTTATGACCACTTGTATTATTCTTGAAATCACCTCTATTTTGTGATTGCTCTTCACGAGTAATCCACCTTAAATTACTCACATTATTATTCTTTTTATTTCTATCTTTATGATCCACTTCATAATATTTACCATCATTAGGATATTCTAAAAAATGCTCCGCAACAAGACGATGAACTTTATAACACTTCCTTTTACCATATATCATTAAATCTACATAATGATATCCGTGCCCGTCATCAATCCATTTGACAAAATCATCCCTCTTTTTTGAATAAATATGACCACTATCATAAACAATATAATTACTATTTCCCTTTACTTCCATTTTTATATATTATACTATTATCATTTGTTTTTAAATATTAAGCATAATAAACTTCCATCTTACCATTTGTTAAAGTCGCAACACGTAAGATTTCAACATACGCACGAAGAGTGTAAGATAAAGCACCACCAGTGACATTTCTAAATGCTTCATAAGTATCATACAATTCAATACCACGAGAATTAATTCTTTCATTACGATTAAGTTTGTATGCCCTGTAAGAAAACTGATTCGTAATACCTGCCGTATAATTAGGATTAGATGAATCAGTGACGCCCTGAGCATAGCCTTCACATTTAGTTAGTGTAGTCGCACCACCCTCATTAGCATATTCATCACGAGTGACAAACGGAACCATACCCTCTGCTTGAACTAAATTAGAGAACTGGATCGCAGGATTTCTAATATCTACAGGATATAAGAAATGATCATTGTATTTTAAATTTGTAATGACATCCCTGTTTGTATCCGTAGCAGGTGTTCCAGTATAAGTTCGTTTCTGACCTACAGCACGATAATTATTGAGTAATGATGCCTCTTCCGTAGTGTCAGCAACACCAGTAAATACTTTAGTGACTAAACGACCAGCACCACCAACATTAAAAATTAAAGTGGATTGTGCCTCACTTCCAGAAGCATTTACATTAATAGATCGCTTAGCGAGTCTGTAATCCATATACGAAAACGACATAGTTGAGTTTTGTTCCGCATACTCATTCATCATTTCCTGAGGGAAATACTGATAATCAGCAACTAACTGAGTCGCAGTTAAATCAAGAGGATATGCCTGACCTGTGCTTTGTCCCGATTGAATAGATACTCGTTTTAATGTCTGAGCAGAAAGAGTTAATTCAACTGAAACTGGTTCTGTCATCATATACAAAGGAAGCTGATTTTGATATAAGAATGGGAATAAATCTTGAAGACTTATACAAAATTCAGGACCAAAAGAAGCATTAGTCTTACAATGATCCTTGAGTTTCAGATCACCAGCAACATCCATAGCACCAGCATTAGAAGACTCAAGTGCCTGACCATTGTCTAAACCAATAGTCTTTGCCTCAGTGAGTTCAGAAGAAGCGAAGTCCGCATTAGTCCCATCAAAATAATATGGGCGGTGAGCAATTTGACGACCAGATACAAATTGTTCGCGTTCCTTTTGATGTTCGTTAGAAAGGAACATAGATTTGTAAGCAATATAGTGAGAAAAGTCATCTATCTCACTTATAGTTTTAGTTCCAACAGATAATCTTGCCCTCTGGATTAATGAATGAACACCCACACCAAGAGGGAAAAAGCCAACATTACTCTGGGCACCGAGTCTTAATATAATCTTAGAATTAGAATGTAAAATACCTTTGTTTTGAAACTGGAATCTAATTAGTGATTCAGTATTTACAACAGGGTCAAGGATATCGGTTTCAATATCAATAGCAGTATTAGTAGGGATTTGACCGATTCTTACTAAATCAGGAACACTTGAAGCATCCATACGAGATTTTTGTGAGTCAGCAACTTCCATAGTTGATTGATCCGAACTGGTTGAATAAGACATTTTTATATTTTATAAATATAAATTAAATAAAAAAAAAATTTTAAAAAATTCAATTATTTCACGACAGCAATTCCATCACGACTGAAAGCAAGAGTTTGTTTGGAATGAACGAAAAGATATAATGCTTGAGGATTATCAGTAGTAAGACCATTAACTTCCATATTAATACCGAAATTAACAGATGAAAAATCCACACCATCACCCGATATGACATCATATGCTACACCAATTCCAGCAACCGATCCACCCTCAGGAACTTTATTAACATCCGCAGGAAGTCCAGAAATATATTTTGTATTAGCAGGAGATACAGATATTCTTGAAATCTTAGAAAACTGGCGAACAGAATTTAAATAATTTATCATAATTTGCTCGTCTGCTTTAGTGATACTTGAATCATCTTTCTGGGATGTATCAATATTATATTCTAATGGGAATCTTTCACCACCACGAGTGAATACTAACTGAGTAATATTAGCTTTAGTCTGACCACCATCACTATTAACAGGGAAATTTAATGCTAAACCATTCTGACTACGATTATTGATTTTACTTGCTGAAATCATATTACCAAATACACCTAAGACTCTTGATAAACCAAGGTTGAAATTTATAATCGCATTTGTAGAATTAAATGTTGTGAAATAACTTGAAATAGAATTGTATTCAAAAGTATTTGCTGGAGGCATCCTCATCGTAGGATCAGGGATGACTGCTTCCGCCATAAGTTTAACATTCTTTAACTGATAGAAGGCATCACCGATAGTTGTTCCACCTGCTTCATCAAATAATACATTTGAATCTGGTGCTAAATGAATCTCAACAAGTAAGCCACCGACACCACCTTCACCATTCGCCATTAGAGGAATAGGATTCTGTCCGTTAAATAAACCACACGGAAGATTAATAGCAAAACGATTAGCAGTATTTTTCATTGATTTTAGATTGACAACAGAGAGTCGTTGAGCAGAGTAAGCGGGAAGAGTCAGTGCCGTCTCACCCAAATGACCTAATGTATCATTAAGACTTGAAGTAATTGGTAAATATGATTTCATAAATCTTGGATAATGTTTTATTTCCTCAATAACTTGATGAGTTGCTTGAGATTTAATAACTAACTGATCTATCATACCATACATACCGATAGACTCATCCATAGCAAGTGCCGAAGCATTTCCAGATATATCTTCTGCTGAGTTAAAAAATACTTGAAGATCACCAGCAAATCGCACCGACCCACCAAGGAGCAGACGATCTTGTTCTCCAATAATAAATTGTATCACAGGGTTTCCCGATTTGAAACTAATGTTTCCTGTAGAAGTATGATTACTCGGAGTAATTTCAAGATTTTGACGAGACATTTTTTTATATTTTATATATATAAATTAAATAAAAATTATTTTTTAAAAAAAAATTTTATCAAACTTCACATCTGGAGAATGTGCGTCTGCTTAAGGGAAATTTTTTAACATTTATGATTTTATTTTTTTTACACTTCAAGAGAAATACTATCACCACGAACAACAATTCTACGTAAATGACTTACCCAATTGTTCCAGAGGTGAGGTTTAGTAGGACCACCAGCAGGTTCGTGATATTCAACTTGTAAATTGAAATCTTTACCACGAGCATCATATACACCATTAGATAGTGATAAGGCACGACCAATGAAGAAATTTCTTTGATACGCATCAAACGATAGTGGTTCTATGTTTGCTTGTCTTAATGCTTTCTCCTGTTCAATTAATACTTGCTGATTGAGAGGTGCTTTAGTATCCGCAAGAGAAATCCTTGCTAATGGAACTTTTCTATTTGGATTTAATTTACCATCATAAATGAACTGATAGTCTGAAGCACGATCAGCTATACCGACAAGACCAGACCTCGTGCTTTTATTATGAAGTGCGTGGCAGTCAGATGCTAATTTATTGTATAAATATGTTTCACTTGCGTTTAGACTTTGAGACGTTGTGTATCCAGTAGCGTCCGTAGGAATACATAAAATACTTTTACATCTGGAGAACTGGATAGGGAGACGAATATTTACAACCTGATCACTTGCTAATTGAGAATACTTAAAATTGGTGTATGAAAGAAAATCATAATTCATAGCACCACCAGATTTTAACATACTATCTAATTTAGCAGTATATCCTTGAGGCATCTCAACCTTTTGAACGATTAATTCAACATTATCAATCGTAGCAGTTGGTTCAAATGTAGTAGGCATCTTACCACAGACAACAAAAGCATCCGAGTCAAGATCAAATGATTCATTATTAGATGCTGAAGCACCAGTCAATTTAATCAGATTACTATCAACAGATACACCAGTAATTACAAACTCAGTAGAACCTTCAGTAGTAGAAGCATTAGTATTACTCTGGAAAAAGATAGTCTGACCTTTAACAAAAGGACAATTTTCAACAGAAGTCACAGTGTTGTCTCTTCCAAGGAAAATTGTAGAGGTGGGTGTCCCCTTACCCCAAGCCGATCCTGCTGCGTCCTTTCCGTGAAAGACTGGATTACTTACTAAATTTTCATTACGAGTCACAGTGCTGAGTTGTCTAAATACTTTAGCAGGATCTTCTAAGATAATTTGAATACGGAGACCACCCGTCATCTGGAGTGGGAAAATTTTATCGTTTTGGAAAATACCAGTGGGAAGTCTTAATAAACATTTAACTTGTTTGTATGATGTTGTTCCATTAAAATTTGCTGAATCATTATCAAAATAAGGATTTGTAAAACCATTAGCAGATACATCTTCACGGCAACCTTCAGTCCCACGACACGCAGGATCAAAAGCTACTGCTCCCTCAGTCAAGGCACGGCGACGTTTGAGATCATCATTAGTTTCATAATCATATTTTAGAGCGGTGAGAATATTTACATTCTGTAGTTCCTCTAAAAGGACATTCTGAGCACCGCCCGAACTTACTCTAATATCACGGATTAATACATTTCCTCCGAGTAAAGAATCTAATTGAAGAGCAGTTTGAGATCCAGAAGTAGTGTTTGGATTTTTTAGAGTGACGTCCATCCTTAGGTATGTTTCTGAGGGCATCATATATCCCGTTCCCGCTGGAATGGTAAAATTAATTTCTTGACCGAGCGAATATTGTAATCCATTTTCCGCTTGGATTGAAACCTTTTTTTGAGAGATTGGAATTTTATCCTCCGCTGTCCAATATGAATTCACAGGCATTTGTTTTTATATTTAACTTAATATTTTTTATTTATGTGATAAAAAAAAAAATTATTTTAAAACGTAGAAACTCCTCCAGAATTTGCTCCTAAATGTTGTTGTCTTGAAGCAATCAAACCAACTTGATTTAAATTTGTTGTAGCAGGATTTACTTTTAATTTTTGTTCTGATAATTGTTGTTGTTCCCTTGCCTGATCACTTCCCACGGGGGCTGGATTAGTCTTTGATGGATCTTTTGTTGTTGCGGTTTTTGTAAAATCTTTTTCTAAATCATCAACCTCACCAGCACCTAACGATACTAAATTAGCAACCTCACCTAAAGGTTCAAGAATAGGAACAGCAACTCCAAGAACATCCAAACCAGTTCCAATCATTCCTGCTATTTGTGAAGTTTCATCTAATTTATCTTTTGTATCTAATCCTGATTTTAATGTTTCATATGCGTCAATACCACCATAAATATCTTGACCGACACGAGCAAATTGTCCTGCTGTATCTATCTTTTCACCATATTTTTCAAAAAATCCTTTAGGTCCTTCCTCTTCTGTAGGAGCATCAGCAGGAGTAGTTGTAGCACCAGTCCTTCCAGTATCAGAGGGCGGAGCAGGAGGAGTTGTATCTGGTGCTGGAGGAGGTGGAGCAGTATCACCGAAATTTTGTCTTCCTTGTGCGACTTGACCTGCCGTTCCCTGTGATTCTCTTAGTGTAGAAGTAGCAGGAGCAGGAGTAGTTCTATCGTCTCCTGTTAATGGTGCTGTGCCTGTTCCAGCATCAGCATTCTGAGTGGGAGTAGCCTCAGGTTCAGTAGGAGTGACTTGAGGTAGATTTGGTTCTGCTGCGAGACCACGATTTGCTAATGCTTCAGGATCAGTTAAATCACTTAATCCTTGATAAACATTACTTAAAGTTGTAGGTAAATTATCTCTTACCTCAGATAATTTATTTGCTGTTCCTGTATAAAATTTTCCTAATCCTTGACCTAATGTATTGACTGCCCCTCCTAATAAAGGATTTACTTCAGTTGATAATTCTCTTTGACCTCTGTAAATTGATCCTAATGATTGATATAATCTATTGAGTCCTGTAGCATCAGCATCTACATTTCCAGAATCAGCATAAGCACGACTTAAAATTCTTGAATATTTATCTAAACTCAATCCAGCACCTCCAAGATCTGCTATATCGTGTATTCCATATGTTAATTCATCTTGAGTTTGCTGACTTTTATCAAGTGCTTCTTTCTGATCAAAATTATTCATAATAATATCTCTGGTTTGTCTAACTCTTTGATTGTAATCTTCAACGCCTCTGGTAGGAGCATTACCTTGAGATATTGCTTCATCAATACCATATAAATCCATTTTTTACATATTATCAATATTTTTTTCCTCAAAACTCATATTTTTATTTAATTGAATTTGAGGAGATGACCCTTTAGCAATTATTTTATCAAAATTAGAATACATTATAGGTGGGTTTTCTTGAAGATCTAAATGTATAAAATCATATCTGTTAGGTGTCCCTGCGTGATATAATGCTAAAAATTGTTCCTTTCCACCATATAAATCTCCATACTCATCAGCAACCCTTTCTAATTCTCTTTGATTAGGAAAAGGACTTCCAATAATTACATTTGTAGCATTTGCCCTTATGATAGGACTCACAGCACCCGTAAATTTTTGAGAACTTAAAATCATTAACTTAATATTGTAATGACGAAATCTTGATGCTAAATGATTGACTCTTGCCTCACGTTTGATAGAACCTAAACAATCATCAAATACTAAACATATCTCAGGTTGTTCTGATTTTTCCTTGAATGATTTTTGTCTTGATATTATACCATCAACAATATGATCTTCATATGAATCATATGTATCAAAAGCCTCCTTGAGGAATCTTGATGTAATATCATTTGCGATTGTATTTGATACGATGTGTGTGCTGTCAAATCTTTCCTGAGCATCATACATCTCTTTCCTTAACAACATATTACTGATTAAAGTGCTTTTACCTGTCTTCACAGGTGATATCATCAAAACTAAAGCACCTCCACCAAATCCTTTGATTTGAGGAAGATGTGGGTGAATATTATCGTGTTTAGAATGTGTATATTCAGGATCACGAACAGGAATGATTTTAGGACCATTCATATTTCAAAAAATTTATACTTAATATAATTATTTTATTTTAAATGATAAAAAAAATTTATTTCACCAAAGGTTATAAAACTTTTAAAGTTTTATTTCATAATGTCTGCGTGTGCTTTCTTGAGTGACATTCCTTTTCTCATTCGCGACATCATCTTCATACGATGAGATTTTAGTTGTGATGGAGTTAAGTCTTGTAAATCTTTGTGTTTTTCCATATGTTTCTTGAGGTCTGATTTTTGTTTTTCAGATAATTTACCTGATGACATTTTCTTAGGAGGACTATCCATAGAAGTGCTGGATTTGGAATCATATTTCGTGTTTGCCATTTTTTTATAATAACTTTACAAAAAAAAAATTTATGAAAAAAAATTTAGTTCATTGTGAAACACATTGCCCACGGATCATCCTGAGTCGGCATACCCATTGCTCTTCCCAGAGTCCTTTTTACCTTTTGTTCTTCTTGATGTATTGCTTCTTTTTTCTTTTTTTCTGCTTTTCTTCCTTTTCTAATTGTTTCATATCTATTGATTGCGTTAAATGTAATGTCTTCTATTTCTTCTTTACTTAACTTTTCTTTTTCTCTAACAACCTTTACTTCTCTTTCAACAGCACGATTATCTTGTTCCTTAATTATTTTATTTTGCTTTTGACGTTTAGTTGGTTCAGGAGGTAATCCTTGTTCCTTTAGTTTTTTATTTCTTTCCCTTTTTTCTTTGAGTGCTTGTTGTCCTTTTGCCCTTATCCTATCCATATGTGCCTTTTGTTTTTCACTCATAGGTTTTTTTTGCCTTTTAGGTTTAGGTTTAGGAACAACTTCAGGATCAGCTATTTTGACTACTTTAGGACCAGCACCGAATATTTCATCCTGTTGTATAATCTTTTTAGGTTCAATTACAGGTTCAATAGGCTGATCATCATCATTTACAGGAGTCGGAGGTCTAACTGGACTCGGAATGTCTTCACCAATCTCATTGATTTCCATCTCTACTTCTGATTCTTCAGGAGGTAATTCCATTTCAGGTAAATAATCCGTTTTATTTTCCATTTTTTATTTAATCTTATATTAATTTTTTGATTAATTTTTTTTAATTTTTTTAATTTATGGTGATTTAATTATTTTATTTTACTTTGATTTTCTAAAATGAAGACAAACAATTGTATTTCCTTGTAAATCTGTTGCTACTCTTTCATTGACATCAACTAATTCAATTTTAAGATCATTTATGATTTGTTTTGTCGCATTATTCATCTTTACATATAATCTTTCATTTGGTTCAAAATACAATGCTCCTTCTGTTTTACCTTGATTGTCAAATCGTGGAAGACAATACAAAATTTTACTGATTGAATTTGTTGCTCCATTAAACGAAGATATTGGTAAATTACTTACTCTAACAAAAAGAGTTGATGTTGCCCTTGTATCTGGAATATTTGGACTTGAAAACTGAGTTGCTAATAATGTAGATGTTCCTAATGCTTTTTGAGTTTGCTGTGCGATTACACCATCAAAACCTAATAATTTAGCTGAGTTTGTAAGGAATCCTGATGATTCATATTCAGTTAAACCTCTTGAAAAATACCTTGGATCAGAATTAGCAAATACAAAAGTCCAGTCATATTGAAGACCATCACTACCATTTAATACTGCTTTCGTATATGATGGTGTTGTTCCAAGAGAACCAAACTGAGTGACAAGGACACTATTCTCAATTTGAATATCTTGAGCACGAGCAAGTTGTAATCCTGCTGGTTCTGATCTTGTGTTGTCTGCTTCAGTAGGATTGTTAGAAGTCATACCATAATCTCTTAGACGATAATATTTATTTTCTCTATGTGCTTTTGAATTACCTTTGAATGCTCCTGCTCCTGCTGTTGAAACTTCAATAGAACTTGGAATAGTCATTAAATGAATAACAGGATAAAGATAATCAGTAGCCATCGTAATAGGTTTATAAGTCCTTCCACCAGTATTAGCGAATCCTGAAGGAATAATATCTACTGCTACTCCATCTGATTTACGAATATATTGTAAAACGATGTTTTCATTCACAATTGTAAATCTAAATGCTTTCATTAAATGACCTTGAAGATCAGAATCAGTGAGTTCAGCAATTTGTCCCGCTGCTCCGAAATAACGGACTTCTCTATAAGTGTAAGAATCTTTTACTACATTTCCACTTGCCGAATCATATTCCGATATTGCGTGTCCCACTTTGAGTGATTCACCTTTATTGTATAGAACGAAGAAATCAGCAAAAGGTTGAGGAGTTCCATTTAGATTAGAATTACCACCAAATTTAGACCTCATACCCTCTTCACATTTATCCTCTTCAAAATTTACTGGATAAGCAATTTTATTATATGTTTTTCTAACTTCACCCTCTTCATCTCTAATTGTAAATTCTACATCTGTATTATTAGGTCTTGTTAAACCAATAAAGAAACCAGTAGCAGATTTAGTTCCACCACCATCAGTCGTTTGAGTTCCTTCAATATTAAATTCACAAATACCATTACTTCTACCGACAGGAAATTTAGTGCCTATAGCTGTCCCACAGATAGTCCCAGCACCACCAGTATCACTTGCCGTAATTGTTGTTCCACTTGCCGTAAAATCATCTGTAAATGTGACTGGATCCCATTCAAAATCTTCTGCGTCAGGAAAGAAATTTAAAGTTTGTTCATCAATTTGAGGAGTCCATACATTAGGAGTTAATGAATCTGATGATGCTCCGTGTTGTATTAATTCAAAATTAAAACCAAGGAATTTTTTATTTGTTCCATCAATAGATAGAGTGACATTTGCCTCATCAAAATGACTATATGTAGATCTTAAAACATTATTTAATTGAGTTTCTATTTCCTCAGCAAAATGTTCTTGTGAGTATGCCCCCGCCTTGATTTGAATAAATACAGGACGCTGAGTAGACATCAATACAATCTGTTCTCCTCGTGCTGGTGTTTTACCCCAGTAAATAGCAAATCCAACATCCTGAACCAGAACAAATCCACTCCTTTGTATTTTTACTTGAGAAACAGCAACTTCCGTATCAGGTTCTATTTCTAATGGTGAAGAGAGAAAATTATGATATGTTGCTGGTTGTTCCAATCCATATCCGATAGATCGTGAATCATAATCACTTTGCGAACTTGATGTTATAACGTATGACATTTTTATATATTAAATCTATTTTTTTAAATTTACGAAAAAAATAAAAAATAAATATAAAATGAAGAAAAAGGATATACCAAATCTTGCCGTCAGACCTGATTGGTTAGATGGTGCTTTGAAAACTGATAAAAGAGTTCCGAAAGGAAAAATAATGAAACCTGATACTGATGGAAAACAACATAAAGTCGTTGAAGAATCAGTTAATAAAAAAAAGGTAAAGGAAAAGGATGTTTTTGGTTCTATGAAGACAGAGAAGCAGAAGAAGAAGAGTGAGGTGAAGAAATAACCATAGATATATTTTCATCACTTTCACTATCACTACTACTTGAATCCATTTGAGATAATTTTAATTGTAATTTTAAATTTTCTCGTTTAAGTTTTTTACATTTTTTACATTTTGATTTGGGTGTGCTTTCAGGACTATTTTTAGTTAATGATTTAAAATGTTCTTCTCTAATTTCTGATAGCTTTTTTTCCCATCTTTCGTTAAGTTCATTGATTTCTTTATTATTTGATGTTCTAATTTCCCATAGTTGAGTTTTTAATTTATTATTTTCATCTTCTAATTCTTTGATAGATGTTGTGCTATATTTATCTTTGAATGTTTGTTCATATTCTTTTTTGATTGTATCACGCATATTAATTCTTTGTGCTTTATAACATTCTTTTGTTCCAAATAATTCTTGTTTTAGAAGATTAATTTCTGTTTCTTTTTTTTTTAATTCAATCATATGATCGTGTTTTAATTTAGATACATTAGTCATATTTTCAATTCCAGTATCATCAATCCAATACATTAAATTTTTTTGTGTTTCCCAGTCTAATGATTTTTTTTCCAATTGACCTTTGATTTGCGATTTTAATTTATGTATCGTATTTTTTGAATAATCCTTACCTTTACAATTCAAATAATATACTTTTTTTGCTTCCAAACATATTTCTAACTTGTTTTTATCCGACATCTTATCTTTCATAGTATTCATATTGCTTTTATGTTTTAAATAATATATAATCTTTACCGAAAATGAACGAAAATCAATAAAATATTCAAAAATATTACGAAAATAAAAGGTAGAGTATTGAAATTAAAAGTAAAATCAATTATCAGTAAAGGTAAGTAAAGTAAAACAGCAAAAAACGAAATTTTATAAAATAGGAATTATGATCTTTCATTAACAATGAATTGTTAATCATATATATACAACACTTTGTCCTAAAATGATCGTTTTTGCCATTTTACTTTACTTTCCTTTTAAAATAAATTCTCTGCCTTTTAATTCATATTTTTTACCTTTATTTTAATCATACTTTACAAAAAAAACGCTTACTTTTTAGTCTTTTTTTACAAAAATAGTATAAAATTTGAAATTTTGAGTTTCAAACAATATTTAAAAAGAAAGTTAATATAGTATATTAAAAATGGGAATGAAAATTACAAAATTAACATACGATAAAACGTTAA